AGTAAATTAATTTATAAGGAGAACATTATGCACAAATTAGTAAATGGAATACAAGTACCTCTAACACCAGAGGAAATCGCACAAAGACAAGCTGAAGAAACTGCTTGGAACAATGGTGCATTTGATAGAGCTATGGCAGATTTAAGACAAAGAAGAAATACTTTGTTATCTGCTAGTGATTGGACACAACTGCCAGACACAACTCTAACTAATGCTCAAAAACAAGCATGGATGCAATACAGAACTGAACTTAGAAATATTACAAATGGTTTAACAACTGTTGAAGATGTTAATGGAATTTCATTTCCTGTAAAACCAAATTAATATGGCTAACATATATAAAAACGCAGGTATTAATTTAACTACTACAAGTTTAACTACAGTATATACAGTACCTGCTAATAGAACAGCTATAGTTAAAAATATACAAATTTCTAATGAACATAGCTCAAATAACTTAGTAGAAGTATTTGTAACTGATAGTTCAGCTAGTGCTGATTATGAAATATATCATAAAAGTTTAGCATCTGGTGAAACTATTAATGCTGCATTAGCACCTGTAATATTAGAATCTGGAGATATTCTAAAAGTTAAAGCTGCTGTTGCTAATGTTGTTGAAGGAATAGTTAGTTATTTAGAAATATTTGACGAAAAAAGTGCATGATTGAATTGGTACTTATACCTAAGCAAAATATTAGTATTGTATGGAAACAATGTGAAGGTATGATAGCAGATGCTATGGCAAGATCTAACAATTATGCAAATGCTAGTCATTTTAAAAAATGGATTTCTGAAGGTAAAATGCAGTTATGGTTTCTTTGGGATAAAGAACAAGATATTCCTGATAGACTATATGGTATTGTTATTACAGAAATTATACAAAGACCATTACAACGTTGCTTAAATATTAAAATCATGACAGGTAAGCATCGTGAAAAATGGCAGCACTTAATAAAAAACATTGAAGATTTTGCATGGCAAAACCAATGTGATTTATTAGAGCTTGTTGCAAGACCTGGATGGAAAAAAATATTAAAACCATTTGGTTATCAAGAAAGTCATGTATTATTAGAAAAACATAAGGAGAATAAATAATATGTCATTTGGAGGAGGAGGTGGTGGTACTACTACAGCTACTACACAAGCACAACCTTACGCACCTGCAGAACCTGCATTAAGTCAAATTCTGTCAGAAGCATCAACTATATATGGTCAAGGCCCAGCAGCTGCTGGTTACGTTGCACCTACAACACAAACAATGCAAGGTCTTGCAGCACAAGAGCAAATGGCTCAAGCTGCAAATCAACAAATATTAAATACAATACAAGGACAGTATACTAATCCTTTTCTATCTCCTTTAATTAGTCAAGCTGCTAGTGATATTTATTCTAATGTTGCAGGACAATTTTCAGGTGCTGGAAGAACTCCAGGATCACCTATGATGCAAAGTCAAGTAGTTGGTCAAGTAGCTGAAAAAGCATTACCTTATGCATTTGGTCAGCTTGAAAGAGAAAGAGCTAGACAATTATCTACTGCACAACAAGTACCTAGTTTAACAGCTGTTGGTGGTGCATTAGAAGATATACAAAGACAACAACAAATGGCTCCAATGGCAGCATTACAACAATATTATGATATTGCTGCACCTATTGCTTTTGGATTGCCAGTTCAACAAACATCACAACAAGCTCCTAAAGCTAATCCTGTAACAATGGCTGCAGGTGGTGCTTTATCAGGTGCTGCATTAGCTCCAATGTTAGGAGCTACTGGCCCAATGGGAGCTGCTGTAGGAGCTGGATTTGGTTTATTAGGAGGATTGTTATAATGAAACATAAAGAACATTTACAACATTACGTTAAAGAACACAAAGTAGCTTTAGGATTAGCTGTTATTGTTATTATTGCTTTAATAATTTTATAGGAGTTTATAATGTCAGGTGGTGGTGGATCATCTTCAGATGGTGGAAGTGCAAGAGATGCACATATGGGAACTGCAGGTAAAACTAGAGATACCGAATCTAAAAGTGTTAGTAATGGAGATAATAATAGAGAACAAAGATCAGTTAATCAATACTCAAGTAAAGAAGGTATCTCTGTAGCTAGTAGAGATCCATCTGCTGGAGATCCAGATCCAGAAGTTGATGTACCTACATCTGAAAGAAAAGATACAATAACTAGCTTTACAAAAAATTTACAAGCAAATGTAAAAGCAAATCCTTTAATGGCTACACCAGGAGGAATAGCTTATACTGCATTTCAAACAGGAATGGCTAATTCTATGTTAGGAAACATAACATCAAGAAGTGGTGTTGGTGGAGAAACAAAAGGTGGAGAAGGTGAAAGAGAATTTGTAAGACAAGTTACACCTTTAGCACCATATGCTATAAGAGGTGAGATAGCTCCTGAATCTCAAGCATTAAATTGGTATAGAAATTTAGGACAAAATACACAAACAGCTTTTAACTTTAGCGAAGGATATGCTACTGCAAAAGCAAGACAACAAGGTATATTAGGAACACCAAGTCCTATAAGATACCATGCTGTTAATGAAAGTCCATTTTTTAATTGGCTTAAAGATAACAGTTTAAATAAAGGAATATTATAATGGGATTATTAGATATATGGAATGATTGGAGAAAAGAAACTGGCTATGGTTCTACTGTTGAAGATATAGCTAAACAATCACAATATGGAGTTCCTCTTAAAAAAGAAGAAACTAAATCATCATCTCCATTAGATCCTAGAAATTTAGGATATACAGGTAATTTAGTTGGTAGACAAACTGGTATTAAACCAGATGTTAAACAACAAGCTATGATGTCTCCAGGAGATACTCAAAAATTAGCTACACCACCTGTTATGAAACAACCAACAGATCCTATAGTTACTGGTGGTCAAGGTACACAACAAGGTGATATTGGTTTCTTTCAAAAATTAGCTAATATGGCTAATGTAGATTTTGATAAAGCAGCTGCTACTTGGAAAGACAAAGGTGGCTTTGAAGGACTTATGGCTAATCCTGCATTTACAATTGGTCTTGCATTTATGCAAGCTGGAGCTGAAGGTAAAACAATTGGTCAAGGATCTTTAGATAATATTCTTAAAGCTGGTGCTATATCTCAACAATATAAAAATATATTAGAGTCTAAAAAACAAGCTCCTATACAAGCTACATCTACTGATATTGCTGAAGTTAAATCATTATTAGAAACAATGAATATTGAAAAACCCAATGTAATTGAAAGAATTATGGGTAAAGTACAAGGCAAAAATGTATCAGCTATGTTTGATATAGCAGCAGAAGATATTGCAGTTGAATTACAAAAAGAAATGCAAAGACTTCAAAAAGCTAATAAGTCAGGTAAGCCTTTAGTTTTTGATACTAGACGTAAATTACAAATTATAGAAAAATTAGTTAAAGAAGGTAAGTTTAAGAAAAAAGGTGGAATACCTTTTATTACATCTGCTACATTAGAATCAGATGTTACTGTTCCTACTAGAGCTAAAGGTGGCCCAGTACAAGCTGGTAAAGCCTATGTTGTAGGAGAAAAAGGGCCAGAAATAGTAATACCTAAATCTGATGGTAATGTACTTACAAATGATGACTCACAAATATATGCTATGTTATTAGCTGCTAACCCACAATTACAAAAGGTATCTAGACAAAGAGCTGAAAAAATACTTAAAGCTAGATTCCCTGAATATTTTGAAGGATAATTATGAAAGTTACTAAAATTACTAAAGCTCTTTTATCAAGAAAAAGAATTGAAAAATCATTTCCTAGTTTAGGTTCTTATTCTAAATCTGACATTAGTAGAGAAGCTATGGTTTTAAGAAGATCTTTTGGAAAAGATATGGAAAAAGGTTTATATAGATCTCCTCCTATTATTTCAATGAAAGGCGAATTAGCTAATGTAGCTGGTAGAAAAAAAGAAATAAAAGTATTTCAATCTAAAGTTAAAAAGATTCAATCTGCTGTTGCATCTAGAGTTAAATCTAAACAAAAACAATTTGGAAGTAAAGCTAGATTATTTGAAAAAAAAACTGTTCCAGTATTTACTCCATCTAAAACTGCAACAAGTAAAACATATTATTTTAATCCTCAAAAACCACCTACTAAAGATGTTTTTAAAAGAACATCATTTGGAAAATTAGTTAAACAAAAACAAGAAAGATTAATATCTAAAGCATTTGGTTTATCTAAAGTAGCTGGTATGAAACAAAGTGAAAGAGTAGCTCAAAAACTAGGCATACCTAGTGATAAATACAAAGTATCTAAAATTAAATATAAACAAAAAATTAAAACTACTTTTATGGGTGATGATGATATTTTAGAATCAAATGTTGATAAATTTGGAATATCTAGAGGTGGTTCTCCAGGTACAAGTGCTCTTTCAAGTATGAGATTTGGAAAAAGAAAAGGACTTCCTTCTGAACCTAGAGGAAATATAGATCCATATGAAGGTATGAGTGTTGGATTACCTTATAAAAAATTAAAAGCTATGACAGGTAAAAGTTTAAAAATTAAAAAACCTACCATAGAAATAGAAACTGGTGATGAACCTTTTGGTTTTGAAAAAGTAATTACTAAAACTAAAAAAATAAAAGGTTTTGAATTTCCTGTTAAATCTGAAATAAGACGAAAAAAATTTAAATAATGGCTAATGGAATACCTCTTAATGATCCAAGACTAAGAGATCCAATACAAAATGTACCTGATGGACTTAATGATCCTGTCCAGGCGAAAGTACCTGGATTCTTTGAGTCTTTGCGTAACCCTATAGATCTTATAAGAGAAGAATCATTACCTGCATCTTTTTACCAATGGATTACTGGTAACACTAAAAAGAAACAAGCAGAAGAAGCATTAGCTTTTGTTCGTAATAATCCTAATCTTGCTAATACTAAAGTATATCAAGAAGCAGAACGTAAGCTATCTAGATTTGGTTATCTATTAGATGAAGAAGGGCCTAATGATATTGACCTAAAAGAAGTAGGCAATATGATGAAAGCTAATCCAAAATTATTTGGAGCTGAATTAGTTAACATGATGTTAGCTGATCCTTATTTATTATTTATGCCATTAGGTTGGGGTAAGTTAGGTAGAGGTGTAGTAAATGCTATGCGTCTCAAATACTCTAAATCATTACAATTAACTAAAATAGCTCGTAAAAAAAAAGAAGCTGAAGTAATGTCAGACCTAAGAGTTGGTACTGTTGCTACACTTGGTACTCCATTTGTATTTTCAGCAGCATGGCAACTTGGTGAAGATGCTTCTTTAGATCCTAAAAGAACTACAATAGAAACTACATTTGGTGCAACAGCAGGTGCTTTGTTATCTGTTGGATTTGCAGGAATGTCAGCAGCAGCTCAAAGACTTACTAGAGTACCTAGAATCAAAATAGATGAAAGTGTTAAAAAAATATTTGATAAATATAAAATTAATCCTGATGAAGCTATTAAAATTACCGAAGGTGGTAGCTATAAATCTGTAGATGACTTATTAAAAATTATAGCAGCTGAATCAGACATCATAGCTGATCCTAAAAAGTTTCAAGCTATGGCAGCAGATATTACATCTGTAATGCGAACACCAGTAGAAACTGCAAGAGACATGATTAAAAATTCTGTCTTAAAAGCTAGTGCTATTGGTGGAGTTTTTGGTACTGCACAATTCTTAACAGCAGATGATGATAAGTTATTAGCTACTGCTAAAGGATTTGCAATCGGTGCGTCTATATATGGTGCAGGAAAATTTTTTGCTAGTCAATTGCGTAAAGCTCCTAAAGCCTATGATGATGCAGCATTAGCTGGTGAATCAGCTTTAGATACATCTAGATTTATTACAGTTAAAATTAATTCAGCTGCACAATCATTAAGTAATAAAGTTAAAGATGCTATACCTGATGGTTTAGATTCTAGACGTAAAATATTTTATTATCTTACTGGTGCTACAGTTGATAGAAAAACATTTAAATTTGATCCTAAATTAAAACCTATTGCTAGTAGTGAATTAAGCAAAGCTGAACTAGAAGCTGCAAAAACTATTAAAAAAATATTTGATGAATATGCCAATATCTTTGGCAAAGAAGGTAAAGGTTTATTCTTTAATCAAAGATCTAATTATCTTCCATTAATGTGGAATGAATATAATCCTAAAGATCAACCATTTAAATTTACAAGAGATTACGACAAAGTAGTTACTGGGCCTTCTGGTAAATTTCAATTTAGTAGACGTGGTGTATTCCAAGATATTAATCAAGGAATGATTAAAAACTATACTATAAGACAAGGTATGGATGATCCAGCAGAACTTATTAGAATATATGGTTTTGCTGCATCTAAAGCTCTATCTACTAGAGCTCTAATTACACATTTAGAAAAACAAAAAGTAGGTAATATTCCTTTATTAGTTAGAAATCCTAACTTAGCTCCATCATTTGATGCAAGAGATTATGTAAAATTTAATCATCCTTATTTTGAAGCTGAAGGTAAAATGCCTTTTATACATAGAGGTATGGAAAGATCATTAAGAATGGTCTTTGATGCTACTGAAGAAAGTGCACTTATGGGTGCAATATTTAATACCAACCTAATGATGAAAAGATTAGCTGTTGGTTTTTCATTTTTTCATGCTGGAGCATTAGTAGAGAGTTTATTATTTGCTGGATCTAAATGGAACTTTATAAAAAAAATTGTAGATCCTAGAGCTAAACCTGAAATCTTAAATATGGTTAGAGATCCAGGTGCTTATATAAAAGATTTTCAACATGCAATTCAACAACTAAGACAAACAGGTTATGATGATGTTGTTAGATTTGCACAAGGTAGTGGTTTAAATATATCTACACCTGAAGATGTAGGCTTTGATAGATTTTACTACAACATGAGAGGACTAGATCCTTTCTTAAAAAGACATTTTGGTGTTTCAACTAATGGTAAAGTCGAAGAAGTATTTAAATGGTTTGATAGAATTACTTGGGATAGAGTATTTACTGCTGCTAAATTAAATACATTTCTTACTGTATTAGACAAACCTACTCTTATGGGTAAACCTAATGCTTTACAAATTAAAGCTGGTGATACTGTAGCTCAA